CTCCGATGGGGTGCGGGACGGGAGCGTAGATTTTACGGATCCGAAGATCCACGAAATGGCAAACCCGGCTTATGGCGTGAGCATTCGGCCTGCGGAGATCTTAAACGACAGCCTACAGGCGCTTAACGATCCACAGCAGCGGAAAGATTTTTTTGCGAAATCGCTGAACGTGTACTCCTCCGCTATGCGGGCCTATTTTGACATAGACGAATTTAGGAAGAGCGACCGGAAATACACCTGGACGCTGGACGAACTGGCGAAGCTGCCCATTGACTGGTACGGAGGCGCTGACCTGTCCAAGCTGCACGACCTGACTGCGGCATGTTTATATGGGAATTACAAAGGGACGGATATTATCATTTCCCATGCGTTTTTCCCGATCGTCAGGGCACATGAAAAAGCGGATGAGGACAATATCCCCTTGTTCGGCTGGCAGGATGACGGGTGGCTAACCATGTGCAACACACCGACCGTCAACCATGCCGATTTGGTCAACTGGTTTGTGGCCATGCGCAAAAAGGGATTTAAGATCCGGCAGGTGGGCCATGACCGCAAATTCTGCCGGGAATATTTTATCGGCATGAAAGAGGCAGGATTTAAGATCATCGACCAGCCTCAGTACTACTACAAAAAGTCAGAAGGTTTCCGGCACATTGAACAATGTGCGAAGAACGGAAGCCTGTACTACCTGCACAGCGAAGCGTATGAATACTGCGTGGAGAACGTGTCAGCCGTAGAGAAAACGGACGACATGATCCAATATGACAAGGTGCAGCCGGAACACCGCATCGACCTTTTTGATGCGTCAGTGTTTGCCTGCATCCGCTACCTTGAGAGCCTTGAGAGATCCAAGGCTGGTAAAAAATGGTGGGGAGAAAATGAAGAGTGAGTAAAAAGAACAGAAGCCGTCCGGCACCTAGGGCGGAACCTAAAAAGCGCGGAATAGTCGGTTTTTGGGCTGGCGATGATGCATCTCTTACGTGTGCCGGATATACCAACCTGGCACACAACCCGGAGATCATAACGGCGGTGGACACCATTGCACGGCTGATCGGAGCCATGACCATCCATCTTATGCAGAATACCGACCGGGGCGATGTGCGCATAGTCAACGAACTGAGCCGGAGAGTAGACATAAAACCCAACAAGTACATGACCAGATCCAACTTTGTGCAGTGGATCGTGCGTACCATGTTATTGGACGGTCATGGAAATGCGGTTGTCTATCCAAGGACGGAAAGCGGGTATATTCAGCAGCTGGTGCCTATCCCTCCCGCGTTTGCGTCCTTTGTGCCGGATGGGGCGTTTGGCTACAAGGTGATTGTAGCCGGTCAGGAATGCGATCCGGGGGACGTGCTCCATTTTGTTGCCAATCCCGGGAGTTATTATCCGTGGCTGGGAGAAGGGTATCAGATAGCCTTGTCGAGCGTTGCAACAAACCTTAAACAGGCATCGGCAACGGAACGGGGCTTTATGTCGTCAAAATGGAAACCGTCTATAATCGTCAAGGTGGACGCTTTGACGGATGAGTTTTCAAGCCCTGACGGAAGAAAGAAACTGCTGGAAAGCTACGCCATGAGCGGAGAAGCCGGGGAACCCTGGCTGATACCAGCGGAGCAGTTTTCCGTAGAGCAGGTCAAACCCCTGACCCTGTCTGATCTTGCGCTGGCGGACTTTGTGAAACTGGACAAGCAGACGGTTGCCACCATTCTCGGGGTGCCACCGTTTGTACTGGGCGTGGGAGACTTCAAGCGCGAAGCGTGGAACAGTTTTATATCCACGCGCATCATGCCCTTGGCGCAGAACATCCAGCAGGAATTAACGCGGAAGCTCTTATATAGCCCGGATCTGTATTTCCGCTTTAATAGCCGAAGCCTGTACAACTATGACCTTACAGAACTGGCGCGTGTGGCGGATGACCAGTTTGTACGCGGCATCATGACAGGGAATGAGGTTAGGGATTGGCTGGGCCTGTCTCCCATGGACGGGTTGGACGAATTGGTTATCTTAGAGAACTACATCCCCCGTGGAATGATCGGGGAACAAAACAAATTGAACGGAGGCGGTGCAGATGATCTGTAAACGCTACGCTATTTCCCGCAACGGGGATTTTAACACCCGGGCGGAGGACGGAAAACTGTACATTGAAGGGTATTTTGCCGTATACAACAGCCAGTATGAGTTATGGGATGGAGCTTACGAAACCATAGACCCCGGCGCGTTTGACGGCGAAACGGACGGAGATGTGCGGGCTTTGACCAACCATGATACTACTCTGGTGCTGGGGCGCACGATCTCCGGCACGCTGACCCTCCGACTGGATGAAAGAGGTCTTTGGGGCAGCATCCTTGTGAATCAGGCTGACCAGGACGCGGTGAACCTGTACGAACGTGTAAAACGCGGGGACGTGTCACAGTGCTCCTTTGGGTTTGATATCACGGATGAGTACGTGGAGTACAAAGACGGCGAACCGGCTGCCTGGCATATCCGCAAGGTCAAACTGTATGAGGTATCCGTGGTGACTTTTCCGGCCTATGAGGATACCGGAGTGCAGGCTCGAAAAGCAGAGCGGGATGAAATCAAGAAACGACAAGTAAAAAAATGGCGGGATGAAATGACCGCCAAGCTGAAAGGAGCTGCAAATGGCACTTAAAACTATCATGCTGCGGCGGTCTATCGATCTGAAGAAGCAGCAGCTGGAAGAACTCAGGGCCAAAGATAAAGACTTTGAGACCCGGGAAAAGGAACTGGAAACCGCTATCGGTGAGGCCGAGGACGAAGAAGCCCAGAAAGCCGTATCCGAGGAAGTGGAGAAGTTTGACACGGAGAAAAAGGCCCACGAAGATGCGGTGAATACCCTCAACGCCGAAATCGAAGGGCTTGAAAAAGACCTTACCGACCTGGAGCGCAAGGCTCCCGAACCCGAAAAGAAAACCGAGAGGAGCAACAAGATGCACATCAAAACCAATGTACGCAGCCTGGATATGAGCGTCCGGGCGTTTGACGCTCTCACCATGGAAGAGCGCAACATGATCCTGGGCGACAACCAGGTGAAAGAATTTTTGGGTCAGCTCAGAAGCATGAAGGGCCAGAGCCGGTCCATCACTGGCGGCGAGCTGACTATCCCCGTGGTCATGCTGGATCTGATCGCCGAGAACATGTACCGCTATAGCAAGCTGCTGCGGCGGGTGCGCGTGCGCAATGTTTCCGGTGAAGCCCGGCAGACCATTGCCGGTACCGTCCCCGAAGCCGTGTGGACTGAAATGTGCGCGGCCATTAACGAGCTGACCTTTGCATTTAACCAGGTCACTCTGGACGGATACAAGGTGGCCGGTTTTGTGCCTGTGTGCAACAGTCTGCTGGAGGATAACGATGTTAATCTTGCCAGCTGGATCGTGGAAATGCTGGCGGAAGCCATCGGCCTGGCGGAGGATAAGGCTATCCTGTACGGTAAGGGCGCCGCGAACAGAATGCCTCTGGGCATTGTGACCCGTCTTGCCCAGCAGAGCAAGCCCGCCGATTATCCTGCCAACGCTCCCGCTTGGGTTGACCTGCACACCACCAACATCCTGCAGATCGCCAGCGACAAGACCGGCGCTGAGTTCTGGGCGGCTTTGCAGGTGGCGGTTGGTAACACCTTTACCCGTTACAGCCGCGGCAATCAATTTTGGGCCATGAACTCCAAGACCTATGCCTTGCTTAAATCCAAGGCTATCAAAATTACCGCCTCCGGTGACGTGGAGGCCAACGTGTACGGCATCCTGCCTATCGTATCCGGCGACATCGAGGTATTGGAGTTTATGCCTGACGGTGATATCGTCGGCGGCTATGGCGATTTGTACCTGTTTGTCCAGCGTGCCGGTATGAGCATCGAGGCCAGCCGGGAGGTACAGTTTATCCAGGACAACACCGTTTTCCGCGGCAAGGCCAGAGCGGACGGCGCTCCCGTTATCCCCGGTGCCTTTGTGGCTATCAACATCAACGGCAGCGCTGTGACCACCTCCATGGACTTTGCCGCCGACACTGCCAATGATGCAGATCTGGACGGCATCAGCGGGCTTACCCTGTCCCCGTCCTTTGACGCGGCTACCACCGCTTACACCGCCACCATGACCGGTGCCGCTGCCGTAACTGCCACTCCTGCCCAGGCTGCCGCAAACGTGGCACTGTCCTACAACGGCAAGAACATTGTAAACGGCGAAACCCTCACTCCCGTCACCGGCACCAAGCCCCTGACCATCACCGTGAAAAACGGCAACGCCGTTAAGGTGTACACCGTCACCATCACCAAGTCCTGAGGCAGCGCATGACCGAGGCAGATCTGTTGAAGCTGCTGAAGCTTAACCTCAGCATGATCACCACGGTATACGATGACTATCTTGCACACCTCCTCTTGACCTCCCGGGAGTTAATATCCCGGGAGGGAATCAGCTTGCAGGACACCCCGGAGGATAACGAGCTGATAGTGATGTATGCCGCGTATCTCTATCGCAAGAGGGCGGAAGACAACCCGCCCATGCCCCGAATGCTTCGGTGGGCGCTGAACAACCGACTGTTTAGCGAGAAGGTGTCCCAATGACCTACGATGACGGACTGCTGACCATATGCCGACTTGAGTATCCTCCCAGTCAGGGGAAAATGCCAAAGGCGCAGTTGCAAGAGCTCTGGCGGCATTTTTACGGCGCACGAACAATAGGATATGGCAGGTATTACGCGGCGCAAGGCGTAAACCAGCAGATTGATATGCTTGTGAGGGTGTGGGATGACTCCAATATCCAGATAGGCATGTACGCAGTGCTAGAAACCGGAGAGCAATACCGGATTGACAACGTGCAGCACCTGTTGGATGATGACGGATTGAAGGTCACCGATCTGACCCTTAGAAAGGTGGATGATCTGTATGACATCTCTGCAATCACGGCTTAAAGCCATCGGCGAGACATTTGCAACGGTAACCCCCAATACATACCACTACTGGCGGCCCAGATTACAGGCCCCTTTTTTGGTGTGGGCCGAGGACGGTGGTAATGGCTTTGAAACCGACAACCACAAGGCAGAACAGGGAATAACCGGCAAAGTGGACTACTACACACAAACCGAATTTGATCCGGTAGTGGATCAAGTGCAGGAAGCCATGGAGTCCATGGAAATGGCCTGGGAGCTGACGGATGCTCTGTACGAGGAAGAAACCAACCTGATCCACTACTCATGGGATTGGGAGGTTGTC